CCCAGAAGAATTTCATGGAACTTGCATCGTCCTCAAGGCCAGTGCCTGCAACGATGAACTCAGCAGGACCTGCACATACGTAGTCAGAACCGATGAGACCAGAAGTCTTGACAACTTTGATGTTTGCACCTGGCAACTCAAGAGTTCTACCGTCACCTTGATCGTAGTGGTAGTAGTTCTGAGCAACAAGAGCTCTACGTAGAGTGTTGAATGCAGCTGGAGAAACGATCATGATCAAATCGTCTCTGTCCTTTACTTCTTCTGCAACTGCGTCGAAGATATTCAAAGCTTGATCCACGGCGTTCGCTGTGGTCCAGGCAGCTGGAGTAGCTGATACAGTTGCACCTGCAGCTGCAGTTACTTGAGCTTTGATACCGTTAGCAGTACCGTCACCGTTGATTAGGAAGTTCTCGTTGTACTTCTTTACACGCTCAACGTAGTAACCAGCGATGATTTCTTCGAATGGTACGTTTTCTACGTTTGCTGATGGAGACATACGCTGTGACATCCAGTACTGACGAAGGTCTTCAGGGCAAAGGTTCATCTTTACTTGCTTGTCTCTGATGGTGATGTCAACTTGTGAGAAGTTAACGTCACCGCTTGGGTTCCAACCGCAAGCTAGGTCAGCAACGTTTAGGTCGCCGTCCATTAGGTTGATAGCTACAGTACCAGCTGCAAGGCCTGATCTCAAGTCAATCTCACCCATCAAATCGGTGGTCAAGACTGAAGTTGCGATCAAATTTAAACTTTGCTCATCTGTGTATGTAGATAGGGCTGTTAGGTCAAATGCCATAATTTCTAATTATTATTTTTGGTTAATTACTTTTTGTTTCTGATTGAAACTAGGTGTTCAAATCTGCTTTCAGCCACAGATTTTCTTGTTGCAGCGTTCTCTGCGAAGGTGTTGCTGACCTTTTTAGCAGCTGGTTGATCAGCTACTGCGTTAAATCTTTCAGTCAATGCAGAAAGCTCTTCTTTGACTTCAGATACTTCTTCCATGTATCCTTTGATTAACTCAGCGATTGCGGTTAACATGTCGTCTGCGCTCATTTCAACGTCTTCTTTAACTTCTTCTTCGAACGTTTCCTGTTCTTCAGTAGGAGTCAATTCCTCGCCTTTTTGTTCAACAGACTGAATCTCGCCGTTTTCGCCAACTTCAACCAAGAGACCAGTAGTTGTCTCGTGAACTCCTTGAGGCGCGAATGGATCCTGATCTGCACCTTCACCAGCTCTAACGAATAGGATTGCTCCTGGCTCTAGCTCGCCTTCGGTGTATACTTCAGTGCCATCGACTAGGGTAGCCTCAGCAAAGTTCATGTTAACAACAGTGTCAGTGTCTGCGCCAAGCATAACTTTCAACTTGGTGATTGCTTGTTGTACTGTCATCTTTTCTGAATATTTTTATTTAGCGTAGATGTGTCTACACCTAGAAATATAGAAAAGCTAAAAAACTGACAAAAGTTAATCTTTTTTGGTCTTGCTGCGTATCTCTATTATACGCACGATGTTTAGAATCATACCAGTTACTAACAATCCAATTGTTAATATTTCAGACCAATCGATGATCGCGGCTCCAGCAGCTGCGATTGTCGTACCGTTTGCTATGCTATCCTTTACGTCTTCCATCATAACTTCTTGGCTACTTCGATGAAGTTCCCTGCGATTGAGAACCCGTTGATCTTGCCTTCTTTGATTTTTTGCCACGTTTCTTGATTGTTGATTTTATAGCTAACGAACCAAGTTCCTTTAGGTACGGTAAAACCCAACGATTTCGATTTATCCATTTCAGGATCCTCAACAATCCAACTTTCGAGTAGAGTATTCTCAGTGGTGACTTTTTCATCGTGATCTATATCAGTATTATTCATCTTGTTGTACTCGAAGAACTTGCGCGCAATCTTCTTGATAGTGTCTTGTGAGAAGTAAACGTGGAACGGGTTACCTTGCTCATCCTTCCTGAGTATCAACTGTTGTGGAACCATAGCAGGTCCAGTTACTATCATCTCATCGTCAGACGAGAATGACATTCTGTAACCACCGTTAGGTCTTGACTCCATAGTTACGTTCATCTCGTTCTCAGTAGCTGGGCCTTCAGATACGATTACAGTTCTGTTGCCATCCTTGTAGAGTCTAACTCTCTCGAAGTAGTGACGACAGTTAGGTCCACCTTTCCATCTCATTAACGCATCTGGATCCCTATCGATACCGTTTATTTTTCTATTTCCCATTCGCTGTAGTTCCTCATACGTGTATACCTTGTTAGCGCGCAACATAGCTTGACAGAACGGTCTCTCAGCTGTTGGTCCAGCGTAGCGATACCTGATCTCACCTACCTCATCTTTGTTGATCTTCTTGCCAAGTATGTCTAAACCTATGATACCCTTTAGGTAATCTGCGATGGTGTTGAACTGCGTCTGTGTACCGTCTATGTAGATAGTGTTCTCGTAGTCCAGGGTCTCACCTAACTCTTGAGCTAACTGTAAATATGCCTCCATAGCTTTAGCGTCTTCTGAGCCTTCCCAGTACGTGTAGCAGATAGCAGCAGCTTGATCGTCTGGGTAACCTTCACCCTTTAGAACTGGTATGCATCTTGAGATAAACTCATCCTCAGACTCACCTGATTTAGGTTCTACAAACTCGTGCTGATCAGCAAAGGCTAGAAAGTCTACGCCTATAGCTGGGTTATCAACGAGGGACATAACCTCTACTCCGAGGTCATCAAACTCTAGGTTCTCCCAATCAATCAGTAATTCTACTATCTTCTTCATGTTATATCTATTACAATCTAGCTAGATCGCTAATCTTTTTATTGGCTTCTTGCGTCGACGTCATCTCTTCAGCTACTACGTATGCTTTGATGACACCGCCACCGTTCTGTTGCCCGCCGGGACCAACTACGTTACCGAGATCCTGGCCTTCTGCAGCTTCTGCGAGACCAGCAGTTGGGTCGAACGTTGGTATGCTAGGTACCGATGGTGTCGATGCTCCGCCTGTACCCTCAGCTCCTGGTGCTTTGGTCTTGACGATAGCAGCTACGTTTGCCAGACCTCCTGCAACAGCCACACCCGCAGCGATAGCTGCACGTACTGGAGATGTTGGATCACCGGGTAACAGCTGCGAGGTATATGCTTTCTGCGCTGCCAGGTACGTATCAATCGTCGTTGCTGCGATAGCTGCTGCTTTACCAGCTGCGGTGTTCTCACCGACCAATTTGCTGAGTGCACCGAGTGCTTGCGAGGCTACCTGTAGGTTGGCTTCGCTGACTTGCTTCTGTAGTGCCTTCTCGTAGTCAGCTTCTGCTTTCTTCAGCTTCTTCTTCTTGTTGCTGTAGAACTCAGTAACTCTAGCTTTCTCCTCTTCAGTGGCCTTTAATGCATTGAGTTCTGCAAGTGCTGCAGCCTCTTGCGCAGCCAACTCTTGCTCAGCTTTTCTAAACTCATTCTCGATATCCTCGAGTTCCATCTCCTTCAGTTTGTCCCTGATGGTCTGCTTTCTGTCTAGTTCCTCTTGGTCTAGTTCTCTGTTGAGCTGCGCACTCTCGAGACGTACTATCTCAGCTTCTTGCTCACGTGCGATACGCTCAGCAGTTGCGTTAGCTAACTCAGCTTCTAGTTCCCTGCGATCCTCATCGTTGCTTGCGATCTGTAACTGTAGACGTATCTTGTTCTCTAACGCCTGTGCTTCAATCAGTGCGTTCTGGGCTAACTTCTCGTTGGCTTCGTTGACTAAATCGAGTGCAGCCTTTCGCTCTTCGTATGAGCGCGTGGTGTCTTCTGCGATCTTCTTCTGCTCCTCTAACTGTTTAGTTAGAATAGCGTTCTCAACGATCAACTTGTTCTGTAGTGCAGCGAAGTTGTTGCCTGCATCGATAGCTGCGTTAGATGCAGCGATGGCTGCTTTACTCTCTTGTACTATCTCACTGACTACCTCGCTGATGAAGGCTGCAGCTTGCTTGAATGGCTCAGCTACCTCAGTTGCTGCTTCCTGTATAGCCATCTTGGTGATGTCTATCTCCTCGTTGATAGCCTCTAACTGTGCTTTGAGTGCTTCAGCCTCTTCTGCGTCGCCTGTAAACTCATTCCATGCTATACGAGCTTGGAGTATCTTGGCTTGCATGTTCTGCAACAAGAGTATGAAGTTATTCTTGATGTAGTCACCAAGAGACTTGAACCAGTCGCCTAGTCTCTGTACACCAGCTCGTAGATCCTCGACAGCTTGTTGTGGGTTCTGAAAGGCACCTACTAGGTTGTCTATCAACCACTGCACAAGGCCTTCTACCTTCTCGAAGACTACGCCGAGCACAGCCATAGTGCCTGACAGTATCTTGGCGCCAGTGTCAGTCTTCATAAACTGTTCGACCAGCTTGGCTACTATACCGACGAGTAGTCCGATACCTGATGCCTTGATCGCAGTACCGATGCCTTTGAATGCTGCTTTACCGATAGAGCCGATCTTTGACAAGCCCTTGCTCATCAAGCCACCACCTTTACCAGCTTCCTTCAGCTCGTCTTTGGTCTTCTCGGCTTCTTTACCTAGCTTGGCTACCTCCTTCTGTAGTTCTTCTACGGAGCTAACCTGCTTCTCTATACCATCAATGGTAAAACTGATTTTAACTTCTTCTTGTGCCATCTAATTAGAAATATACTTGTGAGCCATTTTGAATTAACTGAACAGGCGCACCGTTGAGTATGCCTTTAGTCTTTCTAACACTCTGTTTGTATGTGGGTAGCTTGAGCCACATGTGGTGTAGCTTGTACTTGTGTATGTTGTCAGGTATAGATGCTAGTATCTTGGTCCTGTGCACATCGTTGCCTACGAATGGTTTAGGGTGACACGTCCAGTATGGTTGCCAAGGTCCCATCTTCTTCATCTCGTTCATCAGGTAGCAGAGCCTGTTCTCGTAGTGTGGTCCGAGTATGATGCAGTCGATGTCGTAGGTTTCCCAATCGCTGACTATACCACCAACTGCCCATAGGTCGAAGCTAGTCCAATCTAGATCTAGTATCTGATCGAAGTAACCTCTAAACTCTTGGTCAGTTAGCCCTCTCATCACACTCTGAATCTTCCAGTTAACAGCTTCAACAGTTGTACCTTGACAGGTGCTCTCTCACCTATAGGTGCATCTATGATCTGTTCAGGCTGATAGTAGTTGCCGTCTATGAATATGATGTCGTCGAACGTAAACTCTTGTAGGTCCACATCGTTCAGGATTAACGTAGCTTTGACCCTGCGCGCATCCTTGTTGTAGAGTGCTTTGATGTAACCTGCCCAGTACTTCTCGTACATATCAGTGCCTCCTTGTGCTGGGTAACCTGATACGTTGT